GACAGCAACCACAACTCCAAGCACCGCCATAGCAACCACAACTCCAAGCACTGCCACAGCAACCACAACTCCAAGCACCGCCACAGCAACCACCACTCCAACCGCTGCAGCGCCGACCCAACTACGTATTCTTGCAGAAAATGCAAAGGCAACGCTTGAAGTAACCAATTTACGAACTGCGCATGAAAAAGAAACGGCGACTGAAACGGTATTTTATATCTACGTTCCGTCCGAACTACCGTTACCAGATTATAAACGGTTAACTGTTGTAAACATGTCTGCGGCTTCCACCGGTACCGGCGCTATAACATACAAGGTGGACGACTACATAACTGGATGCGACTCAACCACAATAAATGAGTTGTTCTTTTCAAACGCTGCTCGCGCACTGATTACAAAGGACGCTTCAAATCTTGAAAGCGTTAAAAAATGTTCCAACTTGAACAAAATCAAACTGATTTCAACTCACCCAGCAAGCGCTTCCACACAATCGATACTGCATAATTTCAAAATTCAGGGATTCGACTTACCGAAGTTGAGTCCAATTCCAATTAAAATAGAAACTGAAACAAAAGTTGAGGTCACTAGCAATGTGTATTCGGCAACTTTTCCCGGCGCAATAACTCAAAACGCGGTTCAGGTTCCGGACGCATTTACAAACGCCACTTTCAAAATTGACTTGTCCGATACAACCCCCGGCGCAAAAGATGTCACTGTGAAATACACGTTTAAATTCACACCCACTACCGCTAGCGGGTTCGTGATTGAAAAAAATGACAGCGTAATACATTTTATTTTTAGTGATGACTTTGTTTTACCCCCGGTAGAAAATGTAAAGGTTGCTGTTAACAACGTGTTACTCGATGCGGGGAAAAACGAGTATGTTCTCCAACAAAAAAATACATGTATTACACCTTCTAAAGAGTCACTGTTGTTTTTAGATAGCAGTTACAAGTTCGAAAGTGAAAACAAAATTTGCATGAAAGTATATACCCTGTTCATAAAACAAAACATCACAGTTCCATCAACGGGTCTTACTGTAGCACTAAAAGGACTTACAAACCCGTCTTACTCTCCCAGCCCAGTAGCATATGATAAAAAAGACTTTTTGTTTCGAGCATTCAACACGTCGTACTGTATTATGAACTTGAAAATAGAAAACGCTGGAAAGTACTTGTTCAATCCAAAAACTGATGAATACATTCATGCCGGGATTTACATGCGAGGAAACTACCCGCTCAAGAATAAAAAACCCGCCGACGGAGATAAAGATGGCGACAGTAAAATACAGTCATCGTCGTCGTCTTCTTCTTCGTCTTCAAAGTCGATTGAGTCTAGAGGCGGGTCCAATCGAGCAGCAAACGTTTATACTGTCAATTATTTTTATGACGGCCAAGGTCAAGGCGAATACGGTTACATTGCACGCCCGGACATTTTTGGAACTACACCGTATTCATACGGCACTTCGCGAGGTGGGCTTGGCACGTCTGATAAGTACATTGCCAAACACAACCGAGACTTGGCAGAAGAGAAACGACTCCATGCTGAAAAGGTGCAACAGTGGAAAGAATCTCAAATACGACCACCTATGGGAGTGGCTCCCGCGCTACTCAATGCTGGTGTCCAGCCATATGACGCCACAATCAACTTTTGAACCAAAAAATATGTATTTAAAATGAATTTAAAGTTTAAATATATAGCAATACAATAAAGCAAACAAAACGCAAGCAACCCAAATGCCAAACACAAACACAACCCCGACCCCAAATTCAAATTTGAATACTCCCGTTTTGTATGTTGAGGAGTCAATCAAAGCCACACGTTCAGGAGTAACCACCAAGTACGATACCGACTGGCGCATATATATTATATATCGGTATGGAAAGTACTTGTTTTGCGGTACTCGACAACCGTGTTACGAAACGACAAAACCACATAAAAGGCGCGACGCTCGAACAGTTCGAAATGAAAAAAAGAAGCACAAATATAACGACGCCGCATCTTGGCCAGTGATTTCCATGTCTTTCAACTATCCGTCTGAGGTATACAGTTTTATGACGTCATTGTTTGGAACATCAAAAGTAAATTTAACATTGTACATTTCACCCAAACCGATTGTTGACATGGATACCATATTTGCTGACCCGTCGCATGCGAACATGAGAATCATGGACAGTGAACGACAGAACCGAAAAATGGAACTGGTAGGCTATGACCGTGCATACGTGGAACCTTTTTTCTTCAATGACAAACAACAAAATATAAACCTCTTGAAACAATTGTTGTTGAACTTGGATATTATGGGAAGCGGGTCATCTGGAATGGGACTGTCATTTACTTGCAACGTCAATGCAAAAGATGATGAAGCAACTAAATATGCAGATGAACAATGCTATGAACTCAATGAACTCAATGAACTCAATGAACCCAATGAACTCAATGCAACCAGTAATGATGCGGATAATTATGAATACAACTACGACGACTCTGACTATACATATGATGTGGAATAGTAGTAATACAATTAAACAAATGAATAAATAATAAATAATATAGAATAAGCGTAAACTTCGAGCTTCAATAACTCTTATTCTGTATTTCATTTTTCAGTTTTTATTTTTTTTGGTTTTACAGTTTAAGTGGGGTAGGGAATCCGACCAGGTTGGCGCCGATACCGAAGCCGGCACCAGTGCGGGCTGAAATGGCCATGCTGGGAATATAAGTATCCAAAATGCTAAAGGTTGCTGCAGCGGTAAGTGCAATAAGGGCAACTTCATCCAGGTTGAGCGAGCGTTTGGGAATGGCGTATGCTGCAATTGCAACCATAACACCTTCAACCAAGTACTTAATGGTGCGCTTTACCAGTTCTCCTAAATCAAAAACGTTTGACATGACGATATAGTTTGAATGCGGTTATAATATTTGTAAATATTTTATAATTATAAAAAAGAAAAAAAAATAGCGAACGCCGCTTAATGTTATAACTTTTGTTCTCCATTCCTATTTTTTATAAAATATGCAAACGCTGATGCACATACACAAAACACAATCATAATTGTATAAAATATAACTTGTACCATAATTTTATTCGTTTCGTTCCTTATTTTTATTTTAAATTTTATTCCTTAATCCATCCTTATAAATCATTCTACCATACGTATTCAATTTTTGTATTATTTCTATTAAATTTGTATTTGTAAAAATACTTAAACCCTAACGTTCAAAGTATTTTATATAACACTTCATGTCATCGTCGTCATCATCATCGTCTTTTCCAAAAGGGGTAACTCCTAAAACCAGTCGCACGTATGTGGATTTACTCGAAGAAGATAAACCAATTGCTGGTCAAAAGTTTGCATGCTTGTCTTTTGTTTCTCCAGAAGAAATCCTGGAACAAAAGGAGCACTATTTTTTCAAAGAGTTTATCAAGGTGTGGGACTTCAATAAGTCCGTGGAAAAATACACCCAGTTTTTAAACTTTATTGCATTCAAATACGGGGTAGAGTTTAACTCACTGTACGAGGACTTGCAAGCCTTTATCAAGGAAGAGAAAGCAGACCTCGAAAACACGCGCATCGCCGACGATTTTAAAACGTTTGTAGACAATAATGAAGAGCGGTTGGAAGCCGAGTTCAATGAAAAACATGAATTTCAAACCTCGATTCGCGGCATAAAAGTTCGCGGCGTGTACCCCACACAAAAAGAAGCCGAACTTCGTTGCAAGATGTTGCGCGAGGTTGACCCGAACCATGACGTTTACGTGGGCCCCGTTGGAATGTGGATGCCATTTCATCCCGACGCTTACAAGACGGGCAGAGTGGAATACATGGAAGAGACGCTGAACCAGCTCATGTCTGAGAAGAAGACCAATGAAGAAAAGGCCAAACTTGAATTTGACAAGCGCATCAAGGATACCAAACAAAAAGCCATGGAAGAAAACAAACGCAATGCCGAAAAGTCAGGAAACAAGCTCACGCAAATCATGAACAAGGATGGCGATTTGGTGAATGTGGCTTTAGTGAACGAGTCAGACATTTACAGCACGGTGGACGAAGTAAAGCGCGAACTGTTTGAAGGGGACAACATTGTAACTTCCACTGGCGGCGACTATGGCGCTTCTGAAATTTTAGACAGAATGAAACGTCGCGACGGCGATTCCGAAAAGGACAAGAAAAAAGAGGACTAGGTGAGAAAAGCAAAGCAAATCAAACAATATAATAATTAATATTCAAAATATTCAAACACATTTGAATATTTTTATTTGAATTTGATATAAACTGCACATTTTTTTTGAAATGGTTATTCATAGCGTTTAAATATTGTTTTTTTGTATAATTGCCTGACTTTACTGAACTAATTCCAGTATAACAAACAAACATTGCCGGCGATTAAACTCTGAACTATCAATATAATTGTGTCTCATAACTAACACTTTTTTACCTTTTTTTACATTTATTAAAAAAATTATTTTATAAAATTTATAATATATAAAAAAAAACTATAAAAATTAATGGACATTTTATACGCAATACATTTATTTATATTCGGGTTAATATTGACTATTCCCATCCAACCCATACGTTTTTTGAGATATAGTGTATATGTTCCATTCGCATTGTCAATCGTATGGTTAGTTTTTCAAGGCTGTCCAATATCCCAAAAGCAATCAGGTTTGAAAGGTGATAGTTTTACGACCGATATTTATAGCAAAATTATTCCAGATATAACCGTAAAAACCGCTGAACATATAAATACGTTTGCTCTAATTTTAATAACAATCGCAGGATTTTATCGACTTAAATGCAGTAACTTGGTTAAACTAAACTAAACTAAACTAAAATAATGTCGTTATGCACCGACCACTTATCCTATCCACGTATTGCGCCTACTGCACGCAATTTCGTCCCCTTCTTTGCATGACACCATATCGCCGTAACAAAATTCTGCAAACGCGCGCTGGTCATTATTCACACGAGCATTCGCAGTTGAGTAAAACCTGTTTTATTCATGTTTATAGTCGGTCGTATATATTTTAAATTAGATAATTAATTATATAATTATTTGAATTACCATCCGCCGCCAGTTTTGTTTTTACTTACCTTTATTTTTGGTCCTTGACCTTTCTTTTTAATATTTGCCGGGTCATACACTTCTTCTTCATCGTCCGAGTTCATGTTCTTTGAAATGTCCCAGAATTCTTTTGACCCCAATTTGAACGGCCCGTGGTGTTGCGCCTTGTACCACGAAATCTGGTCTTGTAATTTGTTGGACTTCACGTTGTTGTTGATAACCAGGCACTCGAAGTTTTCGGTGCACTGGTCCATGACTTGCGTAAACGACTCAAATGTCGGAAACATACCGGCGTAATTTTCATAAATGCGCTTGCGGTTGGCAATGTAGGGTTCGCGCAAAATAAACACGTAGTCAATGTTGGTACGCAAGTTGGGCGGAATACCGAGCGGGTACTGCATCGTAATCACGAGCATTATCTTCCAGTGACGCCCGTTCATGAAGAGGAGACGCATCATAATGTCTTTGGTCCACTTGTTGTCGTACAAACAGTCGTCCAAAACAACAAACGTGCGCGGGTCAATGGATGACTTTTTATACGTTTCAATTTCTTTTTTCATTTGTTTTAAAACGGCTTTTTGGCGTTTTAAAATGTTTTCGATAATTGCGGTATTGTACTGGTCGTGAATAAACAGTTTAGGCACATGTTCGCCGAAAAAGTTGTTTCCAGCTTCCGTTCCGGAAATCACGGTTCCAATTGGAATGTCCTGGTGATAATACATTAAATCTTGAATCAAAAAACTTTTTCCCGTGTCTCTTCTTCCGATAAGCACAATCACTGGACCCTTGTTTTCATTCGGTTTGAAACTGATTGACCGCATATCGAATTTTGAAAGTTCCAGATTCATGGTTTTTAAGGTTTTTAGTATTTTAATATTTTAATGGTTAGTTGGTTTAGTTGGTGTTATAAATAAAATAAAATATTTTAAGTATTTATAACGAAAATTACTTTTCTTGATGAGTCCTAACGGTTGGTTACAGCCATATGATAATGATGAACTTGGCCGTAATATACACTACATGAAAAATATTCATTCTTCTCCGCACATTTCAAAAGACCAGCACAAGGGATTATACAGGTATTATGATAAAAAAATAAAAGAAATACGTGCGACTGTCCCAAAAAATTATGTTAATAATAACCAATATCCTCGCCATCTTGAACGACAACAAAGTAGAATATCAAACTCAAAATCAAGTCCTATTCGGACTCCGAATGGACAAGGAGGAACACGTAAAAGTAAATTATATAAAACAAAATATCGTAGTCATATTCGTACTCATAGTCGTGTTCGTACAGTGAAATCCAAATCGAAATCGAAATCGAAACGTCGACAGAAAAAATAAATAGTACCTACCTCTTTAGACCTAAACCTTCATCACCGAGCTGAGAGCTTGAGACGCCAACCTATCACTGTTTTCTTTTTGGGCGTTTTTACAACACACATCCAACTTGTCGCACTTGTGTAATTCTGGAAGGCGGTGTTGCGCGCAGTACTTCATAGTACAATACGAACAGTCCCCAATCATTGGGGCACGTTTATTTTTGCACCCTTCATAGTCGCACCTAGAAACAGGTTTTTTTGGAACCGTTACTGTCAATGTCGTCATTTATCACTTGTATGTATACTCGTTTTTAATCCACAACTGTTTATACTTACTTATACTTAGTTATCAATTTATTATTTATTAATTATTATTTAAAATACGTAACTATTTAAAATACTAATCTCTATAATAACATCATTACATACGATGCCAAGTCCAGGTCCAACCAATATTAGCCAAACCAACGTCGTTGATGCTAGCGGAAACATCAACATTCTCGTACAATGGTTTCCTCCGAGCGATGGCGGGTACGCTATCACCAGTTATCGAATTCAATACTCGTTGACCAATGACATTAACTACATTACCAAAGAGCTCATCTTGTCAAACACTCCTTCCGCAGTAAATACCCAAACCGGCCAAATTAGTTACTTGGTTACTCAACTCATTAAAGGTGGAAAATATCAAATTCGTGTTGCGGCCATCAACGCTTTTGGCTTGGGTCAATATTCCAATCTTTTATTCGCATTTCCAGGAACGGTTCCAGCTACCCTCGACTCTACCCAGTTTGAAATTTACGCCAGTCGAGGTTCCATGTTCGCAGTTTTGAACTGGATAAAACCGTACGACGGAGGTTACCCCATTCTCTACTACCTTTTACGTTACCGGTCTATCACAATTGACGTGGTAAACAAAGTTCCTATTCTTTCGTCCATTCGCGAACCTGCGTCTCCATGGACGGAACCCGTTGAAGTGTCAGCTGCCTTACTTGCAACTACAGTTACAGGTCTAACAAACGGCACATACTACCAGTTTGAATTTGCAGCAGTGAACGATGTGGGCAAAGCCGACTATAACGGTCCTGTAGTAGTGAAACCCGGCGATATTCCGGGCCCTTTCACTGCCAACATCAGTACCGACTTCGTATACTCAATCAACGCAAGAAACAATGGGCGTATTTTTTTAGAGTGGTCTCCGCCCACGTATGACGGCGGTTACGACCTGGAAAACTACGTCATTCAGTACAAGTCGGCGAATGACGTGTACTTCACAAAACGCGACTTGCCCTTGACGCAGCGCCAAATTCCCGCCGGGTTACGGTGCACACCCGCATTTTCAAGAAACATTGTTATTGATTACTATGGTGATTTATCGGCAAATCCGCCTATCGAGATTCAATCCCGTCTCAAAAACGATGTGCCGTACAGCGTTCGAATCGGGGTTGAAAACGACGTGGGCATTCGATGGATTCCGGAACGCGAACCCACTAACGAAATCTACGCAACCATTATCCCCAACACGTTTTCAAAACCGGTCCTGGATTTAAGCGCCACCATTGCGGACGGGACCGCGAAGCTGACATGGACATGGAGCGACGCGAGTTTGAACAATGGATACCCGTTAAACGGTGCATATCCGTTTGATTCGAACAACAATAACAATCGACTTCCCAACTACTTTGTGGTTCGGTACCGCCCATTCAACGACTTGTACTGGCACCAGCTGGTGTACCCTCATGCGGCTGAAAAGCTGGACGTAAACAATACTCTGAACTCGTATGCTATCACAAAGGCTGAAACTGGTCGGGATGTCTACTACACCAATGCCAACCCAGACTCGTTATTCGAAACATTCACGTTCAATGACGTGCCGTACAATTACACAAACGCGGTCAGAGACACCTCTACCAACGTGTACAATCGGTCCGACCCGATGTTTCCGCCATTTCGAGAACAGCAGTTCCTAGAAAATGGGGTACCGTATGATTTTCAGGTGGCAGCAGTGAACCATATTTTACGAGGACCCGATATGGGAATTGCAATTGGTGAGTACGCCGAGACCCGCCAACGGCCGGGGCGTGTACCTGACACTCCCGCATTTTTTAAAATCCAGCGCGCGTCGCAGCAAGCCACAATCACTTGGAATGCGCCACCGACGGATGGAGGATACCCGTTGACCTATTACCGCATACGCAGTCGGTCACAAAGCGTGCTTGACATTATTGATTCATTGGGCGAGTTTCCGCTGGCGTACAATGTGATATATCCAACTGTTGCAAGATACAATCGCGATGGCGTGGGTATAAACTCGGCTAACTTTTTAACACTGATTCCTAGCGTAATATCTAGCAGATATACCGACCCCTCTGGAAACGATGGTTGGGACGAAACGCTGTATCCTGCAACTACCACCACTATCGCTGCCGTTCTTATAAAACCGATTCTTACAAGTCAGGTTGCTTTAACTGTAGGCACCGGGCTGTCCTATGTCGAAGGTAATTCAGTTACCGTGTTTTCATCCGTTGCAAATGCGAATTCGTTTCAAGGAACCGTTTCAGCGTACACCCCTTCTACTGGCGCGATTACCGTTTCAAACATTCGCAACGTGTACGGGACATTTACATCCACGGTTCGGTACCAAGTCACTCTTATGAACGCCGACTTAACGGCGCAACTTCCATTTTTGAAATTCTCGAGCAATGTGCTGTTTGACGTGGCGCTCAGCGTTAGAAACGCGTTGGGATACAGCAACGAGCTTTATATTACGGATAAGTAC